CAAGGTGCCGAAGGTGTTCGTCGGCATCGGCCGGAAGCTCACGATCAAGAACATGCACAGGCTCGTCTTCACCCTCAAGGTGTCGGGCAACATGGGCGTATACGGCAGGATCGTCCTCCTGCGCGTCGGCGAGACGGAAGAGGACGCGAGGATGCGCGAACTGGTCGAGGTTCGCCCGGGGCAATTAAGAGCCAAGGATTTATAAGCCATGAAGAAAACGATATGGATCAAACCGTTCAAGGGGCCCTTCCAGAAGGAGGAGGCCGAAAAGGCGGCCGCGGGGTTCAAGGCGATGGTGCAGCCCGCAAAGAATCTGATCTACGACGCGCGGGCGGTCCCGCGGCAGGGGACGGAGATGTACGACATCGAGATAATGACGACGGTGACGAACATGTTTGTGCGCTCTGCGGCGGGACGTGCAGCGTAGAGAAGATTGAGTACGAGTGCGACGAGTCGACCGGCTTCAACACGATCGAGCATCCGACGGGGGAGTTCGTTCCGTGCCCGGAGTGCAGCCCCGAGGGACCGGCCGACGACATGGACGACGATAGCTAAAAATTATGGAAAACGAAATCGTACAGAAGGAGGGGGTCCTTGCCCTCAAAGACAAGGACGGGGGCATCATAGGCTTCTGGCATCTCTGCCCAACGAAGCGCGAATGGGTGCTCTACAGGGCGGATAGGGCCGCAGGGGACGAGATCCAGGCCCTCGTGAAGGCCGCGGCGGAAGTATTTCAGCAAAGCAAAAACGCATAACAAAAGGAGTCAGATCGTGGACGAAAAGGCGAAGGAGCTCGAGCTCCTTAGAAAACTCGAGGAGATACGCAAGCAACTGGAGGACGCAGCACTAAAGATCCAAGATCTTTTGAGACAAACCCAGGCGAAATAGCGGGTCCGGAGTTTTCAGCGCTCCGGGCCTTTTGTTATCCACAGTCGCAGGGCTATCTTGCGACTACTCGCAGAGGTATAATTGCACGGAGAGTTTATAAATAATTCCACGAACGCACATGTACAAAGTCATCGGCACGGAAGGCAATTTTAGGATCAAGGAGCTCGACGAGAAGGGATCGAGCGTACGCGTCCTCGACGAGGTTTACAAGACGGAGGGCAGGGCCTTGGACGCGCTCGACAAGATCGTAGAGGCAGAGGCCAAGAAGCCTTCGGCACCGGAAGAGAGCAAGCCGGAAGCGGCTCCGGAGGCTCCAGTTAGCGCCCCGACGGCACCGGCGAACGATCCGCAGACGGATAACCCGGAGGCTCGCGGCGCGGTAGACGAGGGACAGAGCCCGGCAGCGCCAGAGGCGACGCCCGGAGACGCGGCACCACAAGCGTAAAAGGCATACGGGGAGGTTCGAGTCCTCCCTACGCTTCAGACGGTTTTTAATAATTCATTCCCACATCGAAATGCCACAAAAAGATCGCGATCTCGTCGAGACGATTATCAAGTCGATAGCCGACTTCCCAGACGAGGTCGTCGTGCGCGCCGAGGGCGACGACATGGGCGTCCGCATATACGTGAACGTCGCTCCGGAGGACATGGGCCGAGTCATCGGGCCGAAGGGCGCGATCATCAACGGCATCCGGTCGGTGCTAAAGGCGCTCGCGTTCAAGCAGAACATGTCGATCAAGCTCGAGCTCCTCGAGCCCGCTGTAAATAACGCTTAATAAAGCCATGAAACAAGGACAACTCAAGGCGCACGACTATCCGGAGGTGTACAAGGGACTCGGCCTCAACCTCGCCACGCTCGGCTGCGTGATGCTCGACCTCGAGCCTCTCGAGAACATGCACTCGATCGCTTCGGAGGGGCACGGCGACGCGCTCTACTACGCGAAGGACAAGGCCCGCTTCTGGATCGACGGGTGGTGCGCGGACAAGACGCCGCACATCACGCTCCTCTACGGCCTCCTCCAGACGGCGAAGAACTACAAGTGGCACATCGACAAGGCGCAGGGGGAGATGTACCGCGACGACCTCATCGCGGGCTTCAAGAAGCTCTGGGTCGGGAAGGAGCTCAAGGTCAAGGAGAAGCTTAATTTAGGCGGCGATAAGAAATAACACCATGCCAAAAACACCAAAAGTAACGGAGGTCATCATGACGGAGGAGCAGAAGAGGGCGAAGGAGTTCGTCGACGCGGCCGCGCAGGCGATCATCGACATCTCGAACGGCATCCACAAGCTCCTGGACGGCAAGCTCAAGAAGAGCGCGATCGTGCTGCTCATCCAGGAGGCGGCGGGCGGCAGGGGCGTCGTGTCGAAGGAGTGCGTCGAGAACATCCTCAACGCGATCGCCGGGCTTGACAAGTCTTTCCTCAAATAGCCATGAAGGTTTTCAAAGAAGTTCTAAGCGGTTTGTGGCTCGTGGCGCAGCTCGTCTTCTGGGAGCTCGTGCTCTGGGCGTGGAAGCGCCTCGTGAAGCCGATGATCCCGAAGATGACCATGTCGGTGATCGGGCGCACGCAGCTCACGTTCGGATTTTATACGGGCATCTGGGGCCTGGTCTGGGGCACCTTTCTCGATGGCGGGTGGTCCATGGTCGCGTTGTTCCTCTCGTGTTTCCTGCTCGCGCTCACGACCGGCTTTATTGTCGACTCGTTGCACGGCATTCAGTTGCTCTACATCTTGAGAGGCAACGACAAAAAGCGCATCGAAAAGCTCGAGGGCCAGGTCGAGGCCATGAAGGAGCGCATGGAGCTTATCAACCCGACTATCCACTAAAACTATGCGGGAACGCCTACGCATCCGGATCGGGCAGCTCTACCGCCAGAAGCGGAACAAGATGACGCTCGAGGTGTTCGGCAAGGCGAGCAAGGACAAGTGGAAGACGCGGGTGCTCACGGCGAAGCCGGGCGTATACAACGGATCGCACACGATGAACGAGTTCAGCCTGCGGAGGTATTACGATCTAATCGAAAAAACAGCTATATGACCATAGAAATCAAACACAGCGCGCAGCACTCGGGGGTGATGGCGGTCCTCACGAGCGAGAGACTGCTCGCGGACCTCGAGAATGGGAGCATAAAGTACGCATCCGAGGAGATCGGAAGGTCGATCGTGCTCGCGTACAGGGACGTCATCGTAAAGCAGGTGAAGCCGGAGGAGGTGCTCGGGATGGTGAAGGACCTGGTAGCGCAGAAGCTCGCGGCCCGCATCGACTTCAAGATCAAGGACGAGGAGCCGCAGGGCGCATCTGGGGTCGCGGGTAAGGCATAAAGATCATGTATATCCAAAAGAAAAAGCAGAAGATACCGGACCAGGTTTGCACCTTTGGAAGGAAGGGCGCTCTGCCCGTCTTTCGCGTGGTGAAGAGGTCGTGGAGGGACAGCGAGACGGCGGAGATCCGAGCGTTGTACTACGTCGAGAGGTATACCACGGCAAAGGTTCTTTACTTCGACACTGGCGTACCCGTCTGGAAGCCGGTGCAGATCGAACACAGCAATCAAGGGGGCAGCTATAAGACCGATGCCTACTTCCGAACGGAGGGAGCAGCGCGCGATTTTATGAGAAACCTGCTCGCACCGGTCCCGAAGGACGAACTAATCACCGAAGCATAAAGCCATGAAGAAGATCCTAGAGGCATATGGCGTATTCGCGGAGGGCGGAGCGGACCAGTTACTCATACACGACCCCGTCTCGAGCGGCCTGGGCTTTCACTACCCGACCGTGTTCAAGAGTAAGCAGATGGCGGACTCGTTCGCGGAACAGCACTCGCGCAGGAAGGGAGAGAAGTTTTCGGTCAAGCGAGTCACTATCAAAGTCGGAAATTAAGCAACAACCATGACCAAAGAGATTAAATGCACATGCGGGAAGGGCGGTAGGCCGGGCGTCCATCGCTTCGAGGGCCGTCCATGCGACAAGGTGCCGTCGATAAGGGCGCGCGTGTGGCAGTGGATGCGTTTCAAGAGGATCACGATAGGCACCCAGAAGCCGAAGTACCCGGGGAAGTTCGGCATGGGGGTAGAGTTCTCGCTCTCGAGCCCGAACATACTGGCGCTCTCGCCGCGCATGGAGGTATACGCCTTCACGCTCGTGTCGTTCCCGCCCCGCGGAGAGATGTTCAACAAAGCCCGCGACATCAAGGGCATCTGGAAGATCGTGTGGTGGCAGCCGGACGTGGTCCTGCACCAGAAGAAGCTCTACCAGAGGAAGGGATTCCGCACGCGCTACGTCACTGTGCTGGTCAAGCTAAACGGGCTATTCCGCACATGGTAACGAAAAACCTATGCAGATACCTCACATAAAAATCGAGCTTAGGATCAATCACTCGTCGGAGAAGGTGACGCCTGACCACGACCTCATCGTGTCGGCCCACATAGACCACGGACCGGAGAAGTATGTGGCGGCGCGGATGCACCCGAGAGAGGTGGTGAACCCGCGCAGGGTCCTCGCGTACGCGGAGGAGGCGGTGAATACACTCTTGCGCGATGTGCTAAAATAAGGCCATTAAAAACCGTTAATTTCAATATCATGCAAAAGGAAAAGACGATCGGCGCGATGTACGCGGTCAAGGCACCCGCGAAGAAGGCCCCGAGGAAGGCGATCGCGGTGGTGAAGAAGCCGAAGGTGACTCGCGCGATGAAGGCCGTGGAGACGGGAGGCGCGTACTTCCGCAAGAATAAGCAGATCTAACCATGTCCGGCGGAAGACCAAAACTATACGATCCGGGGATGCTTATAAAAGCCCGCAGGTACGTCAATGCCAAGTATCCCAACAAGGAGGAAGTGACCCCGACCATAGAGGGGCTTTCGATGTATCTGGGAGTGGCGCGCGCGACCATCTACACCTGGGCAAAAGACGAAAAAAAGAGGGAGTTTTCAGACACCGTAGAGAGGCTTATGGCAAAACAGGGAAGAACCCTTATAAATGGCGGGCTTTCTGGCCAACTCAACCCTACAATCACTAAGCTAGCTCTCTCGTCTAATCACGGGATGCGCGAGAGGGTCGATATGACCTCCGACGACAAGGCGCTTCCCGCTCCGGTGACGAACATGCTCGACAAAGTCTATGGTCCAAATATCACAAAACCCGCAGGAGAAGGAGAGGCAGATGGAGGCCCTCGATAAATACTTCCAGACCGCGAGCGCGGCAGGCTGCCCTCGGCCGCAGATGGAGCTATTCCTCAAGGCCAACTACGTCGCATACCCGTGGCAGCTCCTTTTCCATGCCAAGGCGCGCGCCGCGGACCAGCCGGGAGGGCCCACCAAGATAGGGCTCGGTGGCGCTCGAGGCCCGGGAAAGAGCCACGCGATCTTCGGCCAGGTGACTATCGACGACTGCCAGAGGGTCGCAGGGCTCAAGTTCCTCTTCCTGCGACAGACGGCCAAGGCCGGAAAGGAGTCGATGGAGGACCTCGTCATCAAGGTGCTCGCGAACCGCGTGCCGCACGATTTCAGCTCCTCGACGATCAAGTTCCCGAACGGCTCGCGCGTGGTGATGGGAGGCTTCAAGGACGAGAAGGACATCGACAAGTACGTGGGCATCGAATACGACGGTATCGCGATCGAGGAGATCAACCAGCTCTCCGAGAAGAAGGTCGACATGCTCCTGGGCTCGATGCGTACGACGAAGGAGGGGTGGCGTCCGAGGCTCTACGCGTCGTTCAACCCGGGCGGGAAGGGCCACGGGTACGTCAAGAAGACGTTCGTGGTGCCGCACAAGCGCGGCATCGAGCAGGCAACGGCCTTCATCCCGGCCAACTTCCGGCAGAACCCCGCGCTCAACAAGGAGTACATCGACTACCTCGTGGGCCTCAAAGGGCAGCTCGGCATGGCATGGCGCGACGGCGACTTCGACATCATGGCCGGAGCGTTCTTCCCGGAGTGGAACGAGAAGATCCACGTATGCCAGGAGTTTTTAATACCGAAGGAGTGGAAGCGCATCACGTTCATGGACTACGGCCACGGGGCCCAGACTGCCCTCTATTGGGCCGCGATAGCCCCGGACGGCAAAATGTACGTGTACCGCGAGCTATACCGCGCAGGGCTCAATTTCAGCGCCTTGGCGGACGAGTTCATAGCCATGACTCCGCCGACGGAGGTGATCGACTACCTTGTGGCCGACCCCTCGATCTGGAGCGTGAAGGGAGAGAATACGGCCGGGCTCTCCGGCGCGAAGATATTCGCCGACCGATACAAGGAGGTGGCCAAGAAGGAGATCACGATGGTCCGCGCCAACAACGACAGGCAGAACGGATGGTCCGCGGTGCGCGAATACCTCTCGCCTTTCGCGGAAAACGGCGTCATGAAGGCGAAATTGCAGGTGTTTCCATGCTGTACCGACCTCATACGCGTCTTCCCGGACATGATTCACGACGAAAACAACCCCGAGGACATGGATTCGGACGAGGAAGACCACGCCCTCGACTCGCTCCGCTACGGAATTATGTCGAAACCCGAGCCATATCCGCCTCAAGCGCCCCCGATCGAGGAGGAAAAGCCCCTCTACCCCGACATCGGCTACTAAAACGTCGCATTTATCCACCCTCGAGCCGCTTGCGGTCGCCGAAATGTGGTACACTTTGCGTAAATCGCGCGATCGCTATTAGAAACTTTGAGCGGGAACCTCAAAAGTGGCAACTATAAAAAAAGAAATCCGGGACAAGATAGTCGCGCAAGCATTGAACGAGATCACCTTCGCCCGCTCCTACAAGCAGGGCAAGATTCGTAACTGGCAGAAGAACGAGAACCTCTACTACGCCCTCAAGGTACCGACGGAGGACTCGCGCGCCAACATCGAGCTCGGAAAGGCCCAGGAGTTCGTCCACACCCTCCTCTCGAAGATCGACAATCCCCTCGTCTTCAAGTTCACCAAGAAGAAGAACGCGCAGCTCACCCGAGTCAAGCGCTTGAACGCTCTCCGCGCCTGCGATGCGTCGGACGACTTCTGGGACATGAAGGATCTCGCCGGAAAGAAGCAGGGCGTGATCTACGGACGCGCCATCTACGGGTACCACGCGGACTCGATCGGTGACGAATACTGCGCGCACCTCACCGGCATCGACGTCTACGACTTCCTCATCGACCCATCGGCCGGAGGACTCGACATCGAGACGGGCAAGTACATGGGCAACTACGGCCTCGTGAAGATGCGATGGGAGCTCGAGAAGGGCATGAAGGACGGCGTATACCTCAAGAACGAGACGAAGGAGCTCCTCGAGGGCGTCGGAAACAGCGACCAGTCGACCCAGGAGACGACCAACAAGTCGAACCGCACGTACGACACGAGCGTCACACGGGCGCAGAAGGAGATCGGCAACCCCGACAAATGGAAGTTCTGGCAGTGGTACACGACGTTCGAGGGCGACCGCTACTACCTCGTATTGAACGAGTCGGGAGGCTCGGCCATCAAGGTCGAGAAGCTCGCCGACATATTCCCTGCGGTCAAGAAGATCGGAGACGCGATGTGGCCTTTCTGGACCTGGGCTGCCTTCCTCGACCTCACCGAGTTCTGGACGCCGGGATACATGGACTACGTCCGCGAGATCTTCATGGGCCAGAGCGTCTCCATCAACCAGGCGATGGACAACTCGGAGCAGATCAACAAGCCGCAGAAGATCGTGAACGTGAAGGTCCTCGAGAACCTCGCCGACCTCAAATACCGCCGCGGCGGCAACTACATCCGCATCAAGGACAACGTGCCGGACGTCACCAAGGCGGTGGCGACCCTTCCCGTTCCCGCCATCGACACGCCGCTCAAGGTGTACGACAAGCTCGAGGCGATCCAGGAGAAGGCTTCGGGCGTCACCGCGGCCGCGAAGGGCGCGGGCAAGAACGGAAGCGACGAGAAGGTCGCGATCTACGAGGGCAACCAGGAGAACAGCGCCGACCGCTTCGGCCTTTTGAATAAATCATACGCCTTCGGGTACAAGCGCTTCGCGAAGCTCTACGAGCTCGGCGTGCAGGACAACCTCACCAAGGCGAAAGCGGTCGACATCCTCGGCCCGGACGGCGTTGAGGTCGAGATGGTGTCGCGCCGCGAGATCTTCCGAAAGGGGGAGGAGTTCGGCCTCATCATCGAGGCATCCGACGCGGAGACCGCGCTCGCGGAGACGGAGAAGCGCACCAAGATCGCCTTCCTCGCCGCGAACGCTAAGAACGCAATCCAGAACCAGGAGAAGGCGTACGAGATGGCCGCGGGCATCGCCGGATTCAGCGCCGACGACATCAGGCAGCTCCTCGACACGTCGGAGTTCGGCGACGCGGAGATCATGTCGGAGGCCGACCGCGACATCGAGCGCATCCTCGACGGCGAGAAGGTCAAGCCTAACTTCGCCGCGAACCTCGCGTACAAACAGCGCTTCGTCGATTTCATGAAGAAGCACCAGGAGGATATCGACATGGAGCAGTTCACCATGCTCGCCGACTACGTCCTCAAGCTCGACCCGATCATCATGCAGAACCTCGTCCAGTCGGCGAACGCGATGGCCGCGAAGATGGCGGCCGACATGGCGAACATGGCACCGAACCAGACCGCGGGCGACGGCAAGGGAGTCCCTACCGGCCAGATCGTTCGAGATCTCGCGCCCGGCGACCCGGGGCTGGCTAAGACAGTAACCCCCGCGCAATAAAGCCTATGAACGGGAACACAGCGCAAAACCCAATAACCTACATCAAGCACCCAAACGACGCGGTGCTTGAAAGCGTTGTGCGCGAGCTGCCCGCGCCCGCGAAGATGAAGGTCGAGGGGCTCGTCCGGAACGAGAAGATGAGCCTGCTCTCCGCCCTCGAGCACATCGGATTTTTAATAGCTTCAAGATAAAACACATGCACAAAGATTATATTTGCCCGGTAGACCAGACGAAATGGGGAGGCGTGGACGTCCCATCGACGTGCCCCACCTGCTCGCAGAAGGGCGACACGGTCGAGGGCGTCATCCAGGCACCGCCGCTCGTCGAGACCTTTGAATACAAGATAGTCGCGGAGGCCAAGGACCCGATGAACTCGATCATCGAGAAGACCGGCCAGAAGAGCCGCTTCACCTTGCTCGAGATACGCCAGGACCGCGCACGCGCCGTGAAGATGCGCGAGGGCCTCAAGGGGCAGCTCCAGGTTTCGAGGGCGAAGATGACCAACATCGAGGCTAACCACCCGATAGTGACCGATTTGGAGCCCGTGGAGCTCGTGGCGATCGGTATGTACGTCACCGAGAAGGCGATGGCGGACCAGTGCGAGGAGAAGCTCGCCGAGATCGAGGCCCTCTTCGTCGACTACGACAAGGAGGAGACGGAGATCACGCGCCAGGTCGGCATCTCCGCCACGATCGAGGACATCAAGAACGAGTTTAAACCACAATAGCCATGCCAAAAGTCAAATACCCAAAGATTAACGGCGTCGCATTGAGCAAGGAAGAGAAAAAGAAGTTCTCGACCCTCGTCGCGACCGTAAAAGCCTCGATCGTTTACGACAAGAGGATCAACGAGCTTCCTCTCACGATCAAAGACATCGGCCTTATAGCGTGGAACGCCTCTGTCTGGATGTTCGCCCTCCACAGGGATCTTTATAAGAAAACTAGCGTTTAAAACCATGCCAATACGAAAAAGGAACATAGCGGCGCTCAAGGCCCGCGTCAAAGACCCGGAGAAGATCACCCAGGAGGTCGAGGAGACGGCCGATCAGCTCGACAAGGCCCACGCGCTCGACGTCCTCGCGCAGTCGGAAGGCGGAAAGGTGCTCGTAGAGGCGCTCCTCTCGGACGCCGTATCGGACATCAGCGTCATCACGAGCCGATACAAGGTCCTATCGCACTCCGAGCTCGTCACGTACTGCGCGTCCCTCGGTGCGACGCTCCTCGTCATGCAGTCGATCACGCGCTCGAAGCGCAACAAGGACGCTTTGAAGGATCAGCTCGAGGAGATGCTCAAGGAGTGATCTCCGCCAAGTTGCTCGCAGCGGTGCGAGCTCCAGATTTCTCGATTTATCCGAGGCCGCATCGTATTCCCGTTCACGATGTTTATGGTCCTTCGGAGGGTCGAGGAGTTTGGAGCCCGCCCCATTGCTTGACAGAACGCAGAGGGGTATAATTTATACAACGGGAGGGGGGACCCTCTAAATCTGTGCCGCGTCAGATGCGGGCCGCAAGGCAGTAACTCTGCGATGTGCATCATCGAAAAAATGTTTGACAAATATGACCGACGTGGAAAAGAAGGTCGCTCCAGTAGAGGAGCCAAAAAAACCGGAAGACAAGCCTACCGATCCCGCGGCTCCCAAGCCAGAGGATAAAAAGGAACCCACTATCAAGGAGACGCTTGGCGAACAGAAGCCGGAGCCAAAAGCCCCGAACATGATCCCCGAAGCCGCTTTTCTGGATGAAAAGAAGGGCAGGAAGGAAGCGGAGCGCAAGCTCAAGGAGCTCGAGGATTCCATCAAGGCGGGTGCCTCGAAGGAAGAGATCTCGGGCGACATCGAGAAGATAGCGGAGAAGTACGGCGTCGACAAGGACTTCCTCAAGGAGTTCTCTGCGGCGACGAAGGCCCAGGCGAAAGCCGAGGCCAAGAAGGAGCTCGAGGCGGAGGAGGCTGCAAAGCGCGCCCCGCAGGACGAGAAAGATAGGCAGGGCAAGATCGACGCTGCTTTCAAAAAGGGCTACGGAGCCGCGATGGAAAAGTTCCCTGAACTCAAGGACATCGTGAAGGAAAGCGTCATCAAGTCCCTATCGCTTGACCCGGCCAACGCGGACAAGACCTTCTCTCAACTGATCGAAGACACATATGGGAACGCTCGCAGCGGTAAGCGCACCATTGAGACACCAACACCGCGAGGCGGAAAGGAGCCTGGAGAAGTGGACTTTGCGAGGGCCGCGAAAGATACAGCTTATTTCAAGGAAGTGATGGCAGACCCGGAATTGAAAAAGAAGTACAACGCGGGCATCCACACAAGGATCGCCATCTAAATCTAAGAACGGGGACTTTATCCGCTTTATTTAAAAGCATTTATGTCCCTAACAGACTTTAAGCCACAGTTCGACAACGCGTACCAGGAGATCTTCCAGAAGGTGCTCGTAGCAAAGAAGATCATGAATACCCGTTTTGAGGCGACCCTCAAATACGGCGAGAGCGTAGAGCGCGTTGCCTACGACATCTCAAACGTCCGTGTTCGCAGCGTGACCCGCGGCGCAGCATCGACGATCGACACTATCACCGACTCATCCGAGCTCCTCGAAATCAACCTCGAGAAGGAAGCAGTCTTCCACATCTCGGACGGCGAAGTGAAGCAGGCAGGCCCATTGAACCCTGGAGAGGTGATCGGAGGCCAGATCGCGATCAAGGTCGCGGTCGACCTCGACGGACGCTGTTTCGCGCAGGTAGTGAACGCCAGCCAGACCTTCGACACCGGCGACCTCACGACCCTCGCGTCGAACGCGACCCCTATCACGCTCAACTCGACGACCGTGCCCCAGATGGTCACTCGTATGCCTGCAAAGCTCCGCAGGACGAACAACCAGATGGTTACTACGAACATGGCCCTCGTGGTCGACTCGTACGCGGCCGCAGACGTTTCGCAGTACCTCCTCGGCAAGAACATTGACCTCGCCGGATCTGTCTTCAAGAACGGCTACACAGATGTCGTTTCTACCGCAGAGATGTACGTGTCGGAGAACCTCACGGGCCAGGCAGTCCTCGGCCTCGCGACCACTCCAACCGACGGCGACACCGTGACGATCAACGGAGTCGTGTTCACCTTCAAGAC